AATGCAGCTGTATCACAAACAGATATAAATTCAATTTATCAATCAGTAGGTGGTGAAGCTAAATACAAATCATTAATGAACTGGGCAAGTAATAACTTGTCTCAAGAAGCTATAAAGTCATTTGATAATTTAGTTAACACTGGTGACCCTGGCTCTATACAGTTAGCCGTTGATGGTTTGCAAGCTAAGTACAACGATGTAAATGGTTACGAAGGAAGAATGCTACAAGGCAAACCTTCAAAAACAAACACAGATGTATTCCAGAGTCAGGCTCAACTTATAGAAGCTATGAGTGATAGAAGATATGATAATGACCCTGCATATAGAAAAGCAGTAATAGACAAACTTGATAGATCTGATATTGATTTCTAATGAAAAAATTAAGAGAAAAAGTTTTAGGAAAAATTAAAAAAAAACTTACAAATAAAAAAAATGTTTCTCCAGCTTCTCGACATGTAAGAGCTGTAGATGCAAGAAACGCAGCTATCAAAAAAGCCTTTGGAGATAATTTCTAATGGAATATACAACACTAAGAGAACCACAAAAACTACCAAAAGGTAAACAATCAAAACGTCAAGTTAAATGTCCTTCTGGTTTTTATTTTGATAAAGACAAAGGCAGATGTGTACAAGCTGGCGTAGGACCTGAATTCAAACCATAGAACAATGACAAATCACAACCACAACAATGACTCATGGCATGTAGCTGAAGAGCTAAATGGCCGTCTCGCAATGATAGGAGTAATAGCTGCTATTGGAGCATACGTTTTTACAGGACAAATAATTCCAGGAATTTTATAAATGCCTTATTCAAAGTATTCAGCTAAACAAAAAGGATTAGCTTCTTTAGCTGGTAACAAGAAAAAAATCGGTTCAGACGATTTAGCAAAACTTAGAGCAATGAAGTCTAATGGCAAAAAACGTAAGCCTAAAAATAGGAAAGCATAAGAGTAGAAAAGGTGGCTTAACAAAAGCTGGACGAGAAAAAATTAATAGAGAAACAGGATCTAACCTCAAGGCTCCACAGCCTGGTGGTGGTCCTAGAAAAAAATCATACTGTGCGAGAAGTGCAGGGCAAATGAAAAAATTTCCAAAAGCTGCTAAAGATCCAAATAGCAGATTAAGGAAAGCAAGAAGAAGATGGAAATGCTAATGACTAAAAAAAAGAAAAATAAAGGTAAAGGAGGTAAAAAGTATGGCTGCTAAACGTGGGCTATATGCAAACATCCATGCTAAAAGAAAAAGGATTAAAGCTGGCTCTGGAGAAAAGATGAGAAAGCCTGGCTCTGCTGGAGCACCTACAGCTGCAAATTTTAAAAGAGCAGCAAAAACTGCAAAGAAAAGAAAAAAATGAAGGAATTAACAGCTCGTCAAAAAACTACACTTGCTAAACATTCTCAGCACCATACAGCTAAACATATGGCATTTATGAAAAAACGTATGAAGGCTGGAGATTCTTTTACTGTTGCTCATAAAAAAGCACAAGCGAAAGTAGGTAAGTAATATTTTTGCTCCCATGAGAGGTCGGCCCTGGCTGGTGGGAGCATAACAACCTCATTTAATTTACATATATTTTTTATTACACATGGCTGCAATCTCAATTAGTAGAGAAACAACCAATAAGTGGCAAGAGTTATGTAAGTGGGTTACATCAACAGACAACAGATTATATGTTGGATGGTTTGGTGTTCTTATGATCCCTGCATTACTTACAGCTGCAACATGTTTTATTATCGCCTTTATAGCTGCACCTCCTGTTGACATAGATGGGATACGTGAACCAGTTTCTGGCTCATTACTCTATGGAAACAACATCATCTCAGGGGCAGTTGTCCCATCATCAAACGCAATCGGTTTGCACTTCTATCCAATCTGGGAAGCGGGAACCCTTGATGAATGGCTCTACAACGGTGGACCATATCAGCTCATCGTATTCCATTTCCTCATCGGTGTCTCTGCTTACATGGGACGACAATGGGAACTTAGTTACAGATTAGGTATGAGACCCTGGATAGCAGTAGCTTACTCTGCACCAGTGTCAGCAGCATTCGCTGTATTTCTTGTCTACCCTTTCGGTCAGGGGAGTTTCAGTGATGGCATGCCTCTTGGTATTTCTGGTACTTTTAACTTTATGTTTGTATTCCAGGCAGAACATAATATCCTTATGCATCCTTTCCATATGCTCGGTGTTCTTGGCGTATTCGGTGGTGCTCTTGCCTCTGCTATGCACGGAAGTTTGGTTACATCTTCTCTCATTAAAGAGACGACTGCATTGGAAGCTCAAAACTATGGTTATAAGTTTGGACAGGAAGAGGAGACATATAACATCGTTGCGGCTCACGGCTACTTCGGACGTTTACTTTTCCAATATGCAAGTTTTAACAATTCTCGCTCTCTACACTTCTTTCTGGCTGTTCTCCCCGTGGTTGGCATATGGCTTACCTCTATGGGCATAGCTACTATGGCATTCAACCTAAATGGATTTAACTTTAACCAGTCAGTTGTTGATGCTAACGGTAAAGTTATTCCAACATGGGCTGACATAGTTAACAGACAAAACTTAGGTTTTGAAGTTATGCATGAGCGTAACGCACATAACTTCCCGCTTGACCTTGCATAGATTTACATTAATTTTAACCTTAATTACAAATCTATTTATTATTGCTGGTGTTACTAGACACTGGCAGCCACGTCCGTTCATCCCTAATAGGGACGCATGCGATCAGATCATGGAACGGGGATCTGATACTGAGGTTAATTATGTCTCCAGTAGAATTGCAAGCTCGATTAAAAGAGCAAAAAGATTTCAAAAGAGAAATGAAACTTAAGTATCGTGGTATCACATACACAAAAAGATAATCGGTAAGCCGTCTGGGAGGTGCAAGTCCTCCCTTATCACTTTGGCTTTTGACCCTTACGAGGATACTCATCAGCCGTCATGACGGTGGGATAGACCACATAACAAAAGAGTCGCATAAGACTCGCAACTTTTCGTACGACAAGACACGTAAATATACCTTTAATTTTTAACTGAAAAAATGGCTAATGCTAATCAGGTCAGTTTAGGTCGCTCAAATTTAGCGACTGGTTCTGGCTACAATGATAAGTATAATTTGTACTTAAAATTGTTCAGTGGAGAAATGTTCAAAGGCTTCCAACACGAGACTATCGCTAGAGATCTCGTTACTAAGAGAACCTTAAAGAACGGCAAATCATTGCAGTTTATCTACACTGGACGCATGACAAGTTCGTTCCACACACCTGGAACCCCCATACTTGGAAATGCTGACAAGGCTCCTCCAGTCGCAGAAAAAACAATCGTAATGGACGATCTATTAATCAGTTCTGCTTTTGTTTATGACTTAGATGAGACACTTGCACATTATGAATTGAGAGGAGAAATATCTAAGAAGATTGGATATGCTCTTGCTGAGAAATATGACAGACTAATCTTCCGTTCAATTACACGAGGAGCTAGATCTGCATCTCCAGTATCTGCAACAAACTTTGTAGAGCCTGGTGGAACACAAATCAGAGTTGGTGCTACAACTAACGAATCTGATGCTTTCAACGCTGGAAACCTAGTAAACGCATTCTATGATGCTGCTGCTGCTTTAGATGAAAAAGGAGTTAGCACTGATGGTAGATGTGCTGTACTAAACCCCCGTTAACATATTGGCGGCTTTCAAGAGTAATCTTGATCGAATAATCGGATGAATTGCTGGAACGGTTTATACCCAATCAGCAGCCAAGCCCTTCACGCTTGAAGGGAAGGTTCAGAGACTACATGGAGCACTAAGAACGTAGTGCGTAATACATGAATAGCGTCCGACATCCTTAGAGGATGGTGATATAGTCCAAATTGCAATATTATGCACTAATTCAGGACATCGGTTCTAACGGATTAGTTAATAGAGACGTACAGGGTGACGCTTTACAAGGCGGTGGTGGCGTTATCGAAATCGCTGGTATTAAAATATTTAAGTCCATGAATATCCCATTTTTGGGCAAATATGGTATTAAGTATGGCGGTACAACAGGTGAAACAAGTCCTGGAAATCTTGGTGATTTCATTGGACCTACACCAGAAAATGCTAATGCTACTGGCGGAGTAAACAACGACTACGGTACTAACGCTGAGTTAGGTGCTAAGTCTGCTGGTTTAATTTTCCAAAAAGAAGCTGCTGGAGTTGTCGAGGCTATTGGCCCACAAGTCCAAGTAACAAATGGAGACGTATCAGTTATCTATCAGGGTAAATTACATTGCCCCTTTAAAAAGTAATTTTTATTGAAACACTGGATTAATTCAGGGAAAGCTAAGTTGAAAAATATGCTAATCCTGAGCGAAGCTCTACAGGCGTGTAGAGAACGTGCATCGACTAGATGGTGAGAAACGCTTTTCTCGTAATACATCATTAACATCCAGCATCCTACAAGGATGAAGATATAGTCAGTACTATTAGAAATAATAGATTAATACGGATGTGATACTTGGACGTATGGCTATGGGTGCAGACTACTTAAACCCAGCTGCTGCTGTTGAATTGTATGTAGGTGCTACAGCTCCTTCTGCATT